ATCGGCCTCGCTATTAACTTCAATATGCCTTACGCATCCCTCGAAAATGTCTGCGGTTTCTTTGTCCGCTCCATCCCCGATGGGATTAATTTGAATTGCTGGCCGCTGCTGTCTCTGCTCATTGGTTATTTGGCGTATGAACTGGGGAAGTCGGTTATTTGTAAGGCATGGACGGCCCTCATTAGAGCGTTGCGTTCTAAGCTCAGGCGGCCACTGTTCTCCTACAGAGAACTTAAGATCATCAAGCATGTCAGCACGCATAAGCATCTCCGCTTCGGCGGAAATCTTGAAGCGTTGCATGGCTAGCTCAATGAAGTCTTTGGTTGACTGTTCTTCCGGTTTGTTTGCTGTAGCCTTTTTTGCGCTATCAGCAATTTCCTGCGAAGGGTTAATTTTCTTCTACTCCGCGAATATCCGCTTCGGTAATCAACAGCACATCGGCTTCCTCATAATCTGAGTACTCACCGAAGTACACAACTTGTCCAGGGACTACTGCTACGGGCCTAATTCGCCCGTGATCGCAGCAATATTTCCCAGGCCCAGTAGCTAACACTTCTCCGCGCAAGCTCCGCTCTTTATCGGTAAGCAAAATGGTGCTCGATGCCTTTTCCGGCAATCTGCGAATCAGGATGCGGTCATGCAATGGGCGGAAATGTTTAAGCTGGTCGGCGGTCAGGTCGCAAAGTACTTTCATGCAATTCCTTTCGCGGCTAGATTCTTGCGGGCTTGAGATATTACGCGGTCGACTACAATCCGGCCATTGGCCCTTAGCTGTGCAGTGGTTTGCGTGGCCTTCATATCCTGCGAGCACTTCTGCATGTACTCGGAAATCATCCGGCGGCGGAGTTGGACAATCTCTTTCCTATCCTGCATAACGTAAGCTGCTCAACTTAACTGAATTGCCCGCCACTTTCCTTGCTCTCGACCGAATGCGGTTTGTAAACGATGAATTGGAGCCGTGGTGCATTGCAGCCAAAGACACAGCTTCGGCCCTATGTTTTGGCGTGTCCAAAGGGTAAGAACCTGTGCCAGATTTGGAAGGTACTCCGCGCTGCGATTTCGGTACGGATCGCTTGGCCGCTTCACTCATTGCCATTATGCCCTCCGCAAAGAACTCAACTTAACTTTCTCCTCATGCTTGCGCTGCATGGCTTTGCCTTTGGCAGTCTCTTTGTTTCCCCGCATGGCTCCAATAGCGTTCATCACCTTATAGGGAATCTTGGAGTTTTGGCCGTACTCAGATTTCAGCCTGCTTTCTAGGAATTTAGGCATCTACCCAGCCATCCAGCTCTGACCCGCTTGGCCTGCGTAGCGATACTGAGGAGCAGGCTTAGGTTTAGGCGCAGCCACATTAACCGCGAATGTCATTGCCAGCATATCCCCACAATCAGGCGAAGATAGCCCGCGCTTTTTCATGTCCTCTTTTTTCTCAATCTGAATCTGCTGTTTGGAGCTAAATCCGTATTCGGGAGAGGTTAAGTCAGATTCAAGCTCAGGATCGTCGGGTATCTCAGCATTTGACTTGAGCCAATCTCTCATCAATCCCCAAACCTCAGCACGGCGATTGAAGTACATGGCAGCATCTGTTGGAGCTTCCCCGCCATGAAACTCATAGAGCTTTTGCCCGAACCCGCGATAACGAATCTGGTCAATCACTCCTGCCCCGATCCCGTCTCCGTCAACAACGATTGCCTGCGGTTCTTCATCGGGTATCATGGCAATAACTCTTTCAGCCACTTGCACCGTATCTAATCCCCTGAACTTGGCAAGAATTCCTGACTTTCTCCCCTGTCGATAGCCGATGACAGTCTGGTCATCTCCGAATCGGGCAACATCCACTGATAGGATTTTAGGGAGATGCTGATACCCTTCGGCCCGGTACTTGCGGCACATACTAACCACGTCCGAAGGGATAAATTGATTTGATCCAGCTCTAGGGAATTCACCGCGCACACGAACTCGCACGAAGTCTGAGTCTTCGCCATAATCTTCAACCCATTTGTCGAGTTGGGCTTTGTTGGTTCCTTCAACTGTTCTTGAGTCAATCTGAAAGGTTTTCCAGCGATGCTTAAACCGACCAAAGCACTCACGAAAGCGTCCAGTATTCTGAGTAGGGTTCCCGAAAGCGATCCAGATAATTTCTGTTTTTTCATCTGTCATCGCTCCTTCTGCCACTTCCCAAACCTTGTCTCCTATCGCGCTCGCCTCATCGAACACCAAAAGAATACGCTTGCCTTGATTGTGTAATCCGGCGAATGCATCGGTATTGTGCTCGCTCCACGTAATGAAGTCTGTACGCCAGTTGGCTTGACGTTTCTCAGAGCGATAGCGAATGGATGTGGCATTGATGTCCCACCATGAAGCATTGCAGGCCCGCCGGAACCATTTGGAAACTTCCGGAGCCGTCTTGGTAGATAACTGAGTTCCCGTGCCGGCGGTTACAACTACTTTGCAATCCTCACAAGTACTCTTTGCCCAATCAATCAGCATGGCTATCTCTGCTGATTTGCCTATACCGTGACCAGAACTTACTGCAATGAAAAGTGGCTGGAATCTTGTTTCAGGGTTTTTGAGATGTTCCTCGATAAGTCCATTTACTTCAGACTGCCACTTTCTCGGTCCACCCGATTGCTCCAAATCACCTTCGCCCCAAGGATAGGCGTAGCGCATGAATGAATTAGGATCATGAGTGAAGCCAGCCAAATCCTGAGCCATTTCCAACTGCGCTTCGCTCCGTTCCATTACGGCCATCTATTCGGACATCCTGGCGCGCGCTTTGGCGAGTTGATCGGCAATTTGATCCATGCCAGAAACTTCTAGCTTGTCAGTGAATAACTTCAGGTGGCGGCCTAGCCTTTCGAGGTTAAGGCCCTTGTCCGCGAACTTGATTTTCTTGATTGTTCCCGTGGGCTTCGCTTGGCCTTTGCCGAAGTGCTCGTAAGCTTCCTCAATCTCTAACCCAGCAAGTGCCGCAGCCGTGTCATCGTCTAGGTCGGTTATGGCCTTCAGTGAACCATCTTCGTTGTAAAACTTACGAGGGTCTAAAAAGGCAAGCTTGCAAATCTCTCGTAATACCTTTTCAGGGGTGAGTTCTAATTTGTCCGCAAGCTTTTTAGTGCGTCGCTCAATTTCCGCTGCGATTTCAGGGTTCTTCAATAGCTCATGGCCGATTGAATAAGCCGTATGCTCGCTGTAACCTGCTGCAATAGCTGACCTTGTAGCATTCCTATCCGTCAGGTATTCCAGAACGAACAATTTTTGCTTTTCGGTGAAATCAGAGAAGGACATTGAGACTAATTCGCCTTCACAAACGTAACCTTGGTCGTAAAGCCATTTGCCTGCATCCACGCTGCAATTTTTGCCTGCGTATCAGCATTTGAGGAATTAGCTGAGGCAATTGCTGAGGCGATGTTGGCTTTCTCATCCGGGCCGAGGTTTAGCAGTGATTCGATCTTGATAAAGAATTCCAGCGCGATTGGACCAAGCTGGAGAATCAGAGCGGTAATCTCTGCGACTGTCATTAGTTTGCTCCCTTCACAGCCTGCACATCAGTCAGCAATGCAGAAGCTAATGCTGTAGCGTTCTGAATGTCCTGAGCAATGTTCTGTTGAGTCAGTGGGTTCTTTACGCCGATTCCGCCGCTGGTTACCAGTTCTTGACCCGAAGCCGAAAGCTGCGAGATTAAGCCTTGAATTGTGTTGTAGTCCGCCAAACTCACCGATCCGCCCTTATCCAAAATTGCTGTGATTTGCTGATCGTCTTGCGAGGCGAGTTTCACAAAGCCAAGCACTTCGGCGGCTTTATCGTTTGCAATCACTCCTGATACCGCAGCCGCTTCAGTTCCCTGCTCAATAGTGTTTAGGCTCTGCGTGAATACAGCGTTGTCAGTTGTTACTCGCTCCCAAGGTGTTACTGTTCCACCTGTTTTGTGGATGCAGCCGACCGAGAGCAATAGCGCAATTGAAAGGATCGTTGTCGCAAAGTGTTTCATGAGTTTGCCTTTCCATTACCAATGGCGAACCATTCCAAAGTCTTGTAAATGGCTCCGTACCAGGTTTTCTTTGTGTTGTCAGGCTCCGGCGCGTTCTGAATGAATATCCGCAAGCCAATGTGGAGTGTGGGGTAAATAGCTAAGAGCCAAGCCCAGTTGTGATGGTGCATTTATGCAGCCTCTTTGTAGAAGTGCAGTGAACCGATGTCGCAGGTATGAATTTTCTCCGCTGCCCATGCCGGCGGATTGTTGTCTAAGCTTTTATCGAAATAGCTAGTTGCTCCGCCTGTGGGATCTGGAGCAATGGGTGTGTCGAATACGTCATTGGCCGCATTCAGTGAATCGAACCACGAAGCATCTGCGGGGCCGGGAAGCTTAGTAGCATTTGGATCATTGGCATTAAAGCTCGAATACTGATAGGGCTTTAGAATTACCGTGGGCCACGTATTTCCCCACCATCCGCCGCGCACTACGCGATTCCTGATTGACCATGCAACCGCCAGTTTCGTCGTTGCCGATTCCCCGCGCGCCTCACGCCAAATGCACAATGCAAGCAGAGTGAACGGGTAGGCTTGAGTCATTTGGTCAATCATGCAACAGTTGGCCGTCCGGGTTTCCGGCCTTCCCATACCGGAAGCAGCATTCCAACTTCCCGCCACCAATGGACAGCAAGGACTCTAAGATTCTTCTTTCCATTTTCCGCATTTAGTCCTAGCTTGTCGTAGGTGTCCCGCAGCAAATTCTTGACGACCTGCTCTGAAGTTCTCAACTCATCAGCAATGGCCCCATTTGTGTACCCTTCAGCCACCAGCCGCAGAGCATCTGGCCTCCGTTTTGAAATCCTAGATGGACTCATTCAATCGCCCGTCTGGATTGCCTTGGAATGGCCGTTTATCCCATGCCGCGTCTTATAGTCGTTCCACATCAAAGTGTGCTGGTATCTCATTAGGCGTAATTCAGCGATTACCCAGAAGATTCCAAGAAGCGTGCCAATGGATATATACCCAGCGAATTCCATCTAGGCGTATCGCCCTCGAAGTAACCAGACAATCCGCACCCGAACGCAGAAAATGTCAGAGTCAATCAGCAACTTGCTGCCAATTTCCTGTATGTAGGATTTGACTGACCTCTGCGCGATTCCCATAACTGAGGCTATTTCTTTATCCTTCATGCCCGCGTACAAACAGAGAATCACTTTTTCTTGGCTAGGCGTGAACTTCGGCCACAAAGCTGATTTTCCAGTCATCGAATCCCAATTGGCTCCGCTTCTTGCTTGCTAATTCTTCGGTCTCGAATGTCTGCGGGTAAGCAACTGCTCCATCGGGGTAGGTCAGGTAATAGCCGGGAGTCAGATTTAACTTGATTCTTGGAGTGCTCACAATTGCGCCGTAACAGTGTTACCAGCCACGTATTTAGATTGCGCGTACTTGGGAGTCATCAATCTCGAATGAGCCGAACCTGCCATCAGCGGGACTCATAATCAGCCGTGAATGT